ACCATCTGCCAAATTCTGTCTATCCAATGTATCATATTCTCGGTAGAAGCTTCCTCCTCCTCCGCCACTTCCACCACCCCCATCGAAAGGAGGACTTGGAGGAACATATCCACATATTGTAGAATTTGTTTCAATCAATTCCTCATATGTACCACCATTACCATCTGCATATACTCCATATTGGTCATATCCCTTACATAGTGTATTAAGTAGTGTTCCTCTTAATGGATATGTTGGTTCTACGAATGAACTTGTTACATCATTAAATACAACCGCTGTGCCATCTGGTGAATAAACATTTCTTTTAGTTTCCGAATATGTACTAAATGAATCTAAGTTATTTTGAATTAATTTTTGTAATTCTGTTATTGCAAATTCTTTAGGTAATGTTTTTAATGAAATGTCCCTTCTTTTTAATGATTGTAAATTAAAGTCCACAGATTTATATAAAATACTTTGTATATCATTCATCATTTTGTTAAAATCGTAGGAATCACATTCATTAAATCTAATTTCAGAATTTTTTCCAAAATTTGATTGTGATATGTCATAATTTTTATTATTTAAATAATAATCCATTGAAGTTTTAAAATCTACAAATATTTTTGTTCTTATTTTTCCAAAATTACTTAATCCAAAATCTTTTTTAATTACGGTAAAAAAATCTTTACCATATTTACTTTCTAATGCTGAATCTATTTTTTCTAAAAAAGTATTTTGAAAAGAATTTATAACATTAAGTAATGAAGATTTACTATATTTGAATTCTTTATTTAAATCTTGTAAATTTTTAAATTCTGTTTTAGTTTTGTTGTTAATGTTTTCAAATTTTGTTTTAAGTGGAAGTATTCTTATTTCCTCTCTTGATGGAGAAATTTCCTCTATCCAAACACGTTCCAATTCATTATCACTTCCAACTCTTTGTCTTACAAAATTTATATTTACTTTTAAAATACCATTACTATATCCCAGATTTTTTAATAATTTTTCTACATCAATTGCCAATTCAGTCTGACCACTTTTATTTGTGATTTTATACATATAGTTTTTAATATCATCCGATTTTATATATGCAACATTTTCTAATGTTTTTTGAGGAAGTAAATTATTATTTATGTCATATATTGATACTTCCATAATATCATATTTACAATTACCAAAATCACTTGCTTCTAATTCCGATTTTGTTACAATAAATGAGTCATCCGTTTGAAGAAATTGTCCTTCATTAGATAATTTGTTATTTATACTTTCAATATTTGTATATTTTTTAATACTCATAATTTATTTAAATTTAAAAACCGTCATAAGATTTTGGATGTGCAATTTTTAATGTAGTTTTGAATGATTTAGTTTCTGTGGTATTATCTTTTCTGGTTACAGTAATTGAAATAGTACCACTATAAAAAACAGTTTTATCTCTTTTGTCATATGATGTATTACCAGGAGTTTCGGTAAAAGTTATTTCTTCAGTAGATCCTGCAGAAATTTGAAAACTAGATCTTGGCACACTAAACCATCGTTGATTGGGTGCAAATGTAGTTGCTATAGTAATTTGTACAGGTTCTAAATCTGTATTTGTGATTTTCAAATTTCTACCATATACCCACTCCTTTGCATCATCTCTTGCATTTTTGATTTTATATGCCATAGTTGGATCATTGGGGGTTCCTTTTGTAGAAAATTCAACACTTACTATTTTGTTTATATTGGTTCCACCCAATCCTTTAGCAGCCTGTTCAATTTCTTTTTGTTGTCTTACTGCACCCAATTGAGATTGTAATCCTTCAATAATTGAGTTCAATGAGTTTATTTGTTGAATCAAAGCTTCAATCTGTGCTTTAAAACCTGCATTTTGAGATTGTAAAGATGCTCTTAAAATACTCTCGTCTACCGATTTTTGTAATGATGTTGATATTTGTCCAGTAAAATCATTAATTGTACCGGTCAATGTGTCTATTTGATTTGCCAATACATCATTCAATTGTTCAATACTTAATCTATTATTTATTTCAGTTTGAACTTGTGATTGCAAAGTAATTATTTGTGATCTTAAATCTGTTACAATTACATTTAAAGCTTCCAATTGTTTTCTTAAATCTTCAACTAATAATACCTGTTCATCGTATAATGGTTTTGGTATTAAATCTAAGTTTGGTGTTGGTATATTTGGTTTTAACTCTATTATATTTACATCAATAGCTTTTACCAATTCTTCATTGTCGTATTTTGGTTTACTTAAATTTTTAAATATTAAAGAAGATGCTAGATTATTTGCATCAACCAATGTAACACCAAATTCATTTTTAGTAATGGCATCAGATCCCGATATCATCAAAATTGACTCTAAATCTTTTTTCCTTTTTTCTTCTATTTTTTCGTTTATAGATTCTAACGATGTTAATGCCATTATTCTACTATTTTAAATGTCAATTTATCATCTATTATGTCCGTTATTCCATTTTGTAGAATTTTAATTTTTAATCTATAAACTCTATCTGCGGCATATGTTGATGTATCTAAATTAAAATAATTGGATGTACTATCACAACTTAATTTAGAATAATCACCAAATGGAACTATTATTTCGTCTGTTATATAATCTTCAATTTGATAATATGTTGAACCTGATGGTAAGTATTTTGCTTGGTCATATCCAAATGTTGTTCCAAATGTTTTATATGGAAACATATCTCTACCTTTGACTCTTATTTTAATTTTAGTATCTTTACTATATTCATTTTTCAAATTTGTAACTACAACCTTATAGTCATCACTTGCCGAACCTGTTACAGGTGTTAAACTTCCTGTTGTAAATAAACTATCATCCCAAACTAATTCTAATTTAGGTTCATATATTGTATTTGTTTCCTTTGAAAAGAATTTAAGAACACCATAATCATTTATATCAGTATTTAATGATGCCGATGTATGATGGTGTAATATCATACCATCATTGGTTAATCTATTTGAACCACTAATCCATAGTTTTACAATATTTGTTATATCCATTCTAATATCATCCGGTTCGTTACTGAAGGATTGAGATGCCATAGATGCTGTATACCATGTACCACCTCCACCATTTAATAATGAACCCGTATCGGAACCACTTACATATGCATCTGGTGTTATTGTATAATTCATCCACTTATCGGTTCCGTTTTTATAATACCAACTCACACCTTCGGATGATATATTATCAAATTTAGTTCCAGTACCCATTGTCCAACTTTGAGATACTGCGTTTGCATATAGTGTATATTCTAATGGTATTTCTTCCGAATTTGCAGATTTTAAATTTAAGAAAACAGAATAACTTCCTGTTCCTATACTTTCTACAATTGATTGAGAAATTTGTGTTGTATTAAATTTAATTAAAGTTCTGGCCACATCCATAGTAGAACCATAATAAAGTTTACCTACTTCCAATATCTCATCTCTACCTGTATTTTGTTCAGGTTGTTGTAGATATATACTTGCATCAAATGTTGATGTAAAAAATTTATGCATTATATTGCCCTCCCTTTAATGTCTTTGTTAGGAAATTTAACTTCAAATATTGATGGGTCTAAAGAAGGATAGACAATCTTACCTTTAGTTGCTTCATCTATATTATATCTATTTGGAGAATAGTTTTCGTTATTATCACTTCTGCAAATATTGAAAATCTTAACGGATGGTACACTCATTACACCATCTACGTTTGCAAGTATTAATTCCAATTCAGAAATGTTAATTGGTTTATTAAATGTCCAATTATCTATATTAAAATAATCTTGTAATTCTGTCAAGCAATTTGTAATAACTTCTCTTTTGTTATAATTTGAATAAACTGTTATTTCAAAATCACAACCTATATTAATAACAAACCCATCTATAATATTAACGCCATCGGTTAACATTCTATACTCACCTAAATAAGTTTTAAGATTTTCTTTAACTGCTTTATTTAAAAGAGTTAATTTTTTATTTTGGTCGTAAGATAATACATACATATTAATTGCAAATGGATTATTTACTTCACCTACCGATGTTTTCTTTTGGGTTAAATATTTTACTAATTCTGATTGTATTTGTTGTGTAGTTGCTGATTGTAACGATTGTACTACGTTTACAAACTCTGCAATATTTTGTGGACTTGACAATATGGAACTAGGAGAATTGTTATCTAATTCACCATCCGGACTAACATATACTTTAGAAACACTACCATATCTTTCTGGCATTGACAAAGCTCTTACAATGTAGTCTTGTCTTGTTACTGCTCTATTTTGAGAACCAAATGTTGCCAATGCATTTTGTCTAATTTCTTCAATTGACTCTGCACCTCTACCACCAGTTGCTGCCTCTATATTTTCAATCGCAACACTGTTTTTTAATTGATTATATGTAGATATGTTTGCAGTATCTATTGATAAATCATCCTCTTCAAATTCTATTTTTCTAATTCTTGTTAAATCTCCTGTATTTATGTTTGATAATATTCCACCACCAACTAAATAACTAACTATTAATGTTTTATTCACAGGAACCGAACCAAATGTATTTGTTTTTAAAAAATTAGATGGGTCTATACCTTGATTTAATCTAGTAATTGAATTTGCTAAACCCAATCCAACATTTTTTGGGTTTGGTAATAATCTTTCATCAGATGTATTATTACCTGTTCCAAATTGTAAATCTATTGTATTATCAGAATTTATTTTTACTGAAAATCTTTTTGGTACTTTTTGTACTTCTAAAATATATGGTACTACTGTAGATGATGCACTTAAACTTCCACCATTTGATTCTGTATTTGGTTGTTC